GCCGCTTCCTGCGTTATCCGCTCGCTTGCCTTTGCTGGCTCAGGCTGTCGTGCCGCCGCCATGCGCTCTGCCTCTTTCTTGCCGCGCGTTTGCTTTAGAATGCGCACAATGTCGCCCGGAGTAGGCCGCACGCGCGGGTTATCCCCGTTCCACTTGCGCAGGCCATAGACGACCTGTTCGCGCGTCCATGACTGCAAATCATCGCACCACCAAGCCAACTGCGCCGCCTTGATTTCTTCGGCCTCGTGTGGCTGGAAGTATGCGCTTAGAACGGTCTTAACCTCAAAAGCAATCTTGGCCCGGTGATCGACCAGCACGGCTGGCGACATCGATTTGTCGTGCCGTGGCGTTGGCGTGGGTATCTGCTTGGCTAACGTGGGAAGGTTCTGTTTCATCATAAAATCTTTCTCCATTAAGCCACGTTGAAGCGTGGGGAATATATCGCTGTTCGGTGGCCTGCATTGCTGGCAATTGCTGCGACAGCCCAAACATAATTACGTCATGCTGCGTGCGGGCCAGCGCCTTAGCGTATGCCTTGCGCGCCGCAACTTTACCGGCATTGCGTGGATACGCCTGCCAGAACTCTTCAAACTTGTCCGCCGCTGGCGTGTCAAATAGGTCTCCCATCACTCACCTACCTTTTCGCGCTCTGCAATCATGGCATCTGCAAAACGGTACGCCACCGCCGCCGCCGCGTCCGGGTTGAATACCTCAAGCTGCCCAATCGCCTGCCCCGCAAAATAATCACGTAGCGTCATGCCCTTTTGAGAGCCGTAATCAGACTCCATAGGGAACGCCGCGCCGCCTGTATCTTTTCTCATGTCATAATCCATTATTCCGCCGCAAACAAATCAGCGCCGTGCTGCTCTGCATCCTTTAAATTCATATTGGCTTGAGCCGCATATTCAGGCTTCAATTCGAAACCAATATATTTTCGTCGCGCCCGCACCGCCTCATATCCGGTTGAACCAATGCCGTTGAATGGGTCCATTACAACATCACCGGGCCGCGTATAAAGGCGAAGGCACTTTTTGATTACGTCTAATTGCAGCGGGCAAACGTGTTTTTCATCGTTTGCGCCTTTGGCCTTGCGAAAATTGCGCAAAACATTGCCTTGCTGAATATCCATCCAAACAGGCGAAGCAATCTTTTGCCACTCGTACACGTCAAATTCTGCGTCTTTAATCAGCGCGGCCAAAACATCGTCTGGCGGAGTTCCGGCGCAAAGCCCTTCTCGCGTCAAATCATCCAGCCATTTCTTTGCCATCTTCAATGCATCGTTGTCACCGGGCGCGACATGCTCAATAGGCCTTTCGTTCGGCGCATCCTTTCGGAAAAAAAGCATATAATCCGGCATGCCGACGCGGTTCATCGCGCTGTCTTTGCGGATTTGCTTATAGAGAAGCCCGATTGCCTTTGTACGCTGCATCTCAACAACTGGATCTTTCCAAATTGTAGCGCGGCCATGATACACAAGACCCGCATTGCTATGCGCCCGGATCAAATCACCTGAAAAGTCCTGCAATCCAATCGCGCCATGTTTCCCCTTTCGCATGGGTAAATCTGTGCAATGCACGCAAGCAATCCGACCCGGCCTCAAAACACGAGTAAGCGCTTCCGCAAAAAACCTATACTGATCCACAAAAGCATCACCTTCGCCAGCGTTCCCAAGGTCGCGTTCACTATCTGAATAAACAAACAGATCGCCAAATGGCGGCGAAAATATAGCGCAATCAACGCTATTTTCTGGCATTGCATGCATGCCCTCTATGCAATCGCTGTTGTGAATTGCCCATCCTTCGCCCTGATATTCTGCCTGTTTCATTGTACTTTCTCCGATTTAATCCACTCAGGAAACGCTAAATCTAGCGGCCTGTCATACTTCACCCGCGTCTCTGCCGCGCTCTGCGCTTTGCGCATTGCGTCTGACATACGGCGCTTCATTTCTTCATGCTTTGCAGCCTTGCCGTGAATGGCCTGCCAAATCGCATTCTCTGTGTCCGCAATCACAATGTCATTGCGGACCTGTTCCGTTTGCCCAAAACGATGCGACCGCCTGACCGCTTGATAATGCTGTTCGTAACTAAAACTAATCGATGCAAAAACTGCGTGCGCACAATGCTGCCAGTTTACGCCAAAACCCGCCAGCTTAGGCTTAGTGACAATGACGCGAAAATCGCCATCAACAAAACCCAAAAGCCTTCGCTCCTTTTCTTCTGGTGACATATCTCCCCTAACTTCTCTCGCGCCATCAATCATCTTGGCAAGCTTTTTGCTCTCATCGTTGCTTTCGCACCAGACAGTCACAGGCTTATCATGCGAAGCCAGCTCTGCAGCCAACTCGCATCTTGCATCCATAGTCATGCGCTTTTCTTTGTGAAACGAAGTTGCGCTCATTTCTGGTATGCGAAAAAGCATACCTTGCGTGTCGTCCTGCCGATCCGCATCTACTGTGTGCAGCCGCCGATCAATTTCAGGCAAAACATATCCAGCATCGTTGCCGCCTAGATCGCTTGGCAGTGTTGCGCATCGGCTCCAGCTTGCCACCCAAGACCAAAAATCCTCGACAGCATGCCCTTTAAGTCGCCAATCCTGACTTGCCGTACTGGTGTCATTGATAAACCATTTTGACAGCATCTCTTGCTGGCGCATAACGCCCAAAAACTCTGCGTGGTTGCCCAGCTCCATATGGTCATTAGGCGATGGCGTAGCTGTTGCTGCTAATTTGAAATGCACATCTCGAAAAGCTGCCATCAGCCTGTTGCGCGTTTGCCCCGCAAAAGATTTCAGAATGCTGCTCTCGTCCAGAACAACCCCGCCGAAACTATCAGGATCAAGCTTGCCAAGCCTTTCATAATTCGCAACCATGACGCCTTCACCAACATCAGACTGATCCTTAATTTGCCTTGCGCCAATCCCAAACTTTTGACCTTCGCGCACCATTTGGCCAGCAACTGCCAGAGGCGTTAGTATCAAAGACGGCTTGCCTGTTTCATCTGAAACTTGGCGCGCAAATTCTAATTCAATAAATGACTTACCAAGGCCAGTATCTAAAAATGCAGCGCTTTTCCCTTGGCGCAATGCAAATTCGATTGCCGCAACCTGATGCGATTTCGCCATATCATTAATTGGCTTAGGTTTAAATCCTTCTGTATCAACCGTTACATCTCTTGATGCTATAAATCGCCTATATTCTTCAAGTGACATACTTCAATCCTTCCGCCACACGCGAACGCCGCGCTGGCCACTCTGTGAAATTGAAAGTCGCGTTCCAATAGCGTTCGGCCCGAACCGCCGATAACCCGCATCCCAAACCCGCCGCGATACATCGGCACAATCGCCCTCGCATGGGATAAAAAAGCTGTCTCCCGGTTCCATCTGTGAAAATGGGTATTTCTCAGGACGCCCACCGCGCTTGCGTGGCATGTCCACGTCTTTCTCTAACTCAAACATCATGCCACCCGATGGACGCGCACGCCGTACTGTTGGCCCTGTTTCACGCATTGCGTCTTGATTGCGCCCTTACCTAAGATATTCCACCCGGCGCGTTGCGTCAGCTTTGAATGGTAAGCCTGCTCGTGACGGAAGCACGGAATAAAAAAGCTGTCACCAACCGCCATTCCTCGGAATGGGTATTTTGGTGGACGCCCACGGCGAACTTCTGGCTGCGGTATGCCTTGCTCTATATCAAACATCGGCTTCCCCCTCTTTGGCTTTGGCGGGTGTGTCGTTAAGTTTGTCGAGTGCTTCGACCATAAGGTCTTCATCACACGGCCCGAAATGCCATATGATCTTTTCCTCAACCAGCTTTCCAAACGTGTTCGCAATCTGGTCGCGCGTTTCGTCGTCTTCGAGAAGTTTCTTGATAAGTTTCTTGTTCATGTCGTTCTCCTTGTTTCTGTACCCACAATGCGCCCTGTTTGCGTTAGGTGCAAGCGAATAATCTAAAAAACGGTATTTTATCCGCATTATTATCAGCATTACTATTCTGTCAGACATAGTTCCGCTTTCCGCTCAGGTTGACCCTATAGAAAAGGTCATAGCGGCCTGCCTGCCCACATGCTCTGTATCCACGCGCTACCCCAGTTTGACGGAGGGGCCAGACCGCGACCGCACATTGAAGATGATGTGCCACTGTCAACCTATATGCGCGCTTCTGTCTGGGGGACGTAGGCGTCCAACACCAAATCGGCCCGGAAATCCGCGTAGCGCCCCGTAGGTCGCGCGGCAAAGAGGCCCAAAGCATTTGAGTTATTCGGGAAACCCAACAAAACCGTCCACACGTTTGCTCTAAACGCTCAAAAGTCTGGCCGGTTCTCTTGCAACTTGCCCGTGTTCACGGTATGTTTGCTCTCGGATGCACACGGAACCGTCCAAAGTTCGTGCATCAAAGGCGGCGCAGAGGGTAAAACCAGCGCCGCCGCTTTTCTTTCTAAGGTATGTCTAAGAGGATTGCAACCTTGCTCTTGCGTATGCTTGCGCCAAGTGCTATTTGTTAGCTGAGGCATCCGGCACGTTTGCTCCCTGTACGCGCTGGACAACTGTTGGGGCGGGTAGAACAATGGAATGTTCCCCGCCCCCTTTTTTTTACCACATCTGATTTCCTGAATAAAAAAGACCGTTCTCCAACATGGTGTCAATTGCGTATGCCGCGATTGGGTTGACGGGCCTGGCCCCGCTCTCCCACCGCCGAATAGTTCGACCGCCGTTTTTGCCCATGCCCCATTCTTCGGCTAGGGCTTGCTGGCTGTATCCTAGCCTTTCTCGAATTGATTTAAATCTTTCTGGTGTCATTTGTTTTGCTCCCTCATCTTGTCGAAGCGTATGTTCATCCTGTGCAATGTCTGTTGATAAACACGCCAAACGAAAAACAGATACGCCTTGCTTGTATGCCCGTTGGAAACTGCGTTCCACAGCGCCAATTCTGCCCTTCGATACCCTGCGTTTGCTTTATTGTTGCGGTGCTTAAAACCCGTTGGCGAAACAGGAAAATCTCTTATCAGCGGATAAAGCCGATGCCCGTGGCATAGAAGAAAATTTGACAAGTCACTTTCCCTTATGTTCATTGTGTCTTTCCCTTGCTCAAGCGTTTAGAAAAGCGTCGCGGATTTGCACCCACGC